CCCCGTCCTGCGCGTATGCCGCGTTCACCAAGGTGTTGCAGTCAAGGTCTTGCGTGCCGCCCGAGGGAATGGTCAGTAGTTGTTCTCCGTCCCATGTCAGGGTCGCATCGTCACATGGGGTAGGCGCTGGCACTTGCGGAACTGTGTCATCCAATAGGTCGAGCAGAGTTACGTATAACCCTAAAGGCTCATTGTCATCATTGAATATTTCCCGTCTCGGAATAATAACATCTGGCTTTAGCTCTGTCTCTTCCAGCAGCGTGTCATAAATTCCCTGAATTTGATTTGCTCCGCTTGAATTAACGTATTCCAAAACGGACTGAGGCAGGTCGTAGTTTGTTCCTGCGTCTGGTGTTGCAATAACAGTGCTCCCGTCCGTTGTGCGAACTGTTACGGGATCACATGGTCCTTCGGGGCATTCGTCAATGGTCACCACACCCGTTGCGGGGTCCAGCGTGCCGACCTCGATACCGCCCTGCAATACCGTGATGGTCGGGGTATCGCTTTCTTCGCCGTTGACGGTGGTGGCGACACCCTCGCACCCCGCGCACGGGTCGTATGGCTCCGGGCCTGGGTCTGCGTCACATTGTGCCGACACACGCACCAACTCCGTCCACACGTTCCTATCCGCATCGCCAGCGTCAAGGTTCGTGGCGCTGGTCTGCTCGTACACCGTCAGCACCCAATCGCCCGAATAAAGCTGCACCACGCCGTCCAGCGGGTCACTCGTTCCTTCAGTCAGTTCAAGCAACAATGGCCCCACAGCATCACCGATGCTTTGCGTGATGGCCGCCCGTGTCTCGTTGGCGTCCGTGTCCCGGAACACGCACAAGAAGTATGACGGGTTGAGCCGCTTGCGTCCCGGTTGGAACAGCGTGAACGTGGTGCCGAGCTTAATATCCACCGTCGAGGTCGTTATATGGGTAGCTGCTGCGGTTGCCACGGCTCGGCTGCGTGATGACGCCACCGCCGAAGTTCCGCTTCGGTTCGCAGGGGTTCGCCTTGTACCAAGGGTAGTCCGTGGGGTTGTCAGTCAGGAACTCCTCCATCTGCTCCCGGTATAACTCAGCCATGTCCCGGCTATCAGCCTTGGTCATGGATAGCGTCTTTCCGTCAACGCTCTGGTAGCTGTCGCTCGATCGCGTGAAGGTGCCGTTCCTATCCGGCTCGGCCCACATCCGCGTGCCGCTCAGTTCACAGGTACGCCACGCAAGGAAGGGCCACACATACCCATCACGCAACGCCTTCAGTTCAGGCTCCCCCGCCAGCGTAGGGTCCAGGGTAACGGCAGCAACGAGGATGTCATACCCCTCGGTGCCGAGCAGCTTCTTCAGCGTGTACATGGCAGTGGGGATGAACGGCTCCCACTTGCGGTCCTCCACGTTCTTGGAGATGCCCGTCAACTCCCGTGCCTTGATAGCGGTGATCAAGTAGGTCATGCGTTCTGCGTGCTTTGCTCCTTGGGTGACTTCAGCGGCTGGTTACCCAGCGCATCGTCTTCCATCGGTGCCATGTCCAACTCCTTCTCCCGGTACTCGTTCACCGTCACGCTGCGCAGGTATGCCTCGCCGCGTGCCTTGCCATCCAAGCCATCGGCGATAAGATCCAGCTGATCAATGCGAGCTTCCCATACATCGGTCAATCCCTTCTCATTCATCAGCTTCACCAGGTCGCGGGTGATCATCTGCTGCTTGGGAAGGATAAGCATCTGCATGACCTGCTTGTATGCCTGCTCCAGCGCAGCCGATGCGCCGTCCATGCCGGTCCTAACCTCGATGCCCATCAGGGCCAGCGGCATCCCGTAGGCGTTGGCGATGACGCGCTCACAGCGGTCGGCTATCTCGTCCAGTTCGCCGGCGTGGTCGCCACGTTGCAGCGGCGTGATTTGTGGCGCTCCTTCTTCCGGTGTGCCATAGGTGTGGAAGATGCCACGCCCCATGCTGCCCGTGTAGGCTTTGGTAACGCGGTCGTCATACTTCGCCAGCTGGTCGTCGTCCTTGTTGGTGAAGGTGTGCAGGTGGACCGATGCGCTGAAGCCCGTGTCGATTTGCGTCTCGTTGTACTTGTCCACCTTGGCCCATACCTCGGCAGCTTTGATAGCACCAAGCCACCACGGTTCCCCGTAGATGTCCCTGCCTTGCTTGTACGCCTTGGTGTACAGGATTTCACGCGCGTCACGCGATGCGTTGAACGCCACGATGAACTCCGGCTCGTACTGCTTGCCTTGACGGTAGCGTGTCCAGTTGGTAGAATACCACCATCCTGGAATCACTCCGTCCTCCATCTTGTCGGCACGCAGGCGGCTCACGTCCACATGGTCGAGCCGTACGATGTCACCGCCGGCAGCACGGCGAACAGCCCACGACCGGGCATTCAGGAATGCGATGTCGTAGGCCGATGCGAATAGGAACTCCTCCTGCGTGGTGTTCTCCATGAGCGCATCGAACGCGACCCTCGCGGCCTCGATTTCTTCGCCGTCCTTGTCGTAGAACTTGACGCCCTGCCCCGCGATAAGCATGGCCGCGGTCGTGATGCAGCGTTCGAGCGGAGCGCAGTTGTCCACCAGCGTCCGCATCATCTGCGGGAAGAGGTTGCGCCGCCCGAACTCCACCCACTCGTTGCCCGTGTACCGCTCTTCTACGAACGGCGCTACGTTGCCCGATGGCAGGTATGCCATCAGCTTGGGGATATGCCCGGAGAACGCTTCGCGCTTCGCCGTCTCTGCTTTCTTTCGTGCCATGCTGGTATGATAAGGGGCGGTCACAACTCAATGCGCCGCCCCGTTACCCTTGTCGGTTCAGGTGTCAGACCTGCTTGATGTGGACACCGATGATCTTGCGGTTCTTGCGGGCCTCGAAGTTCTGGATGGCCGTGATGACGTTGGGGTTCTTCAGCGTCTCAGCGTTTACCTTGATGTCCAAGCCAGCGATCTGAAGGTTGGACTGCTCCACACCTTGCTCGTTCACGATGGCCCAACGCTTTGCCTTTGGTGCTGTTGCTTGCTTTTCCATGGTTCTTAGCTTGCGGTGATCTTGCTCTCCAACAGCGCGATGGTGGCATCGATGCCGCCAGCGTCAAGGTGGAAACGCTTTTCCTTCATCTGGGTAGCACGCAGCAGGACCGTCTCACCGTAGGCATCCGTTGCGGTGCTGGCGGTGTTCTCGATCATGCGACATCCCAAGTCCTTGCCGATGATCAGCACCTCGCCCTGCTTGGTAGGCACGAAGGCCACAAGGTCGGTACCGTTCAGGTCGTTCACCGCGTTGCGGCTCCCGATGGACATGGACTTCAGCATCAAGGCAACATCCTGGTCATAGGCCCCTTGGTCTTCGGCAGCCCCAACAAGGGCTTCGGAACCGATGAGCGTGTCCTTGGAAGTCTCGAAGCTGTACAGCGATGCTCCCGATGCGAGGCTGAAGTTGGTGTAGATACCCGTGGCCCCTGCGGTCCATGTGGTGATCTCGCTCAGGTTAGCGAAGTACACCACCCGGCGTGCGCCGGGGGTGGGCTTCGGGCAGTCAACTCCATCATAGGAGCTGGTAAGTAGGCAGGTCTCGTTCGCCATGTTCGTTCAGGTGTTAGCTGGCAGCACCCCAGTACAGGATGTTCGGCTTTGCCACGTTCGGGTTGGTGATCGAGTGGATTCCGGTGCCCATCTTGGTCTTCAGCCTCCAGTAGATCAGGTCGTCGGTCTTGTCGTACCACAGATCCAAGCGGGTCGAATCGCTGGCGAGGTCGAAGGCCAACACCAAGTTGCTCTTGCGGGTGATCACCACATCGCCGCTGATACCGAGGGCGTTCTGCACCACGATCTCCACGCGGGTACCGGGGTGGTACCATCCGGTCAGGCGACCGTCAGCGAGGATCTGCATGGATGGCACGATGGTGTCACCTCCGAACAGCTTGCGGTAGTTCTGGAAGTACAGGTTCACCACCTTGGGGGACATCGCCACGGCGAGGGCGCCATCTTGGAACACTTCGCCGGCAGCGTAGGCGTTCGCCAGGAACTTGGCGATCAAAGCCTCCACCACGTTGAATGCTCCGGCAGCGTCCGTACCTGCGGTGCCACCGCTGGTGATGGTGGACGTACCCACCACGATACCCGTGGCAGCACGCAACTGATCCAGCCACGAGGTGGTGTAGGTCAGGGTGTCCGTTCCGGTTGGGCCTTGCCATGGGAATATACCCATCTTCTCGCTGATCTTCTGTCCCACGCGCTCCACGATGCGGGCTTGCAGCGGGTTGAAGTTCTCGTAGTGCTGACCGGCAGGAAGCTGCATGGCCAGGAAGTACGGCTCCAGCTTCTGAGGGCAGAACTCACCCTCGATCTTGATGCCGACCATCTTCAGGTCCGCTTGCTTGAACGTGGTCTCGTCCACGCTGTTCTGTCCGCAGTCGCTGTTCTGAAGCGTTGCGGTGCTCTCCAGTTCGGGGAGCTTGTATTCGTCCATCTTGGCGTTGGTGAGCACCTCGCCGTGACGTGCAGCGAAAGCGAACGTATCGTTCGACATCACCGCCTGCTTGTAGAACTCCGCGCCGAAGGTGGTCTCATTGACCATCTCTTCGATTTGCGAAAGGTTGAATCCGTCTGCCATGTTGTTGGGTTTTTTTTAGACCGCGAAGGCTTTAGCGTAATGCTTCTGCTTTTCTTCGCTGGTAAGTTTCTTGTACTTGGGAGCATCCACAGCGGATGCGGGTTCGACCACTTCTTCGCCTTTGGCCTTGATTGGCTCGGCGATAGGGGTGGTCTTCAGCTTGGCGACCTCTGCGGTCAGCTTCGCCACTTCAGCCTCGGCCTTGGTAGCACGCTCCTCGATCTCGATGTGCGTGGCTTGCAGCTTGGCGACCTCGGCAGCGGCAGCGGTGATGGCTGCGTCCTTGGCTTCCACGTCTGCGGTCAGTTCGTCCTTGGCGGTGGTCAGTTCCTTCACCTCTGCGGCGTAGGCGCTGATACGTTCGGCGGCTTCGGCATCCACGTCCACAGTGATCTCCACCTCACCCTTCAGGGCTGCGGCCAATCGCTGTTCAGCGGATAGGGCGAAGACGCGCGTTTCGGCGGTGGTCTTTTCCATGTTCTTGGTTTTGTCCGCGTGTGCGGCGAGTTTTTGCAGTTCGATCACAGACCCCACGAAGCCCCACTTGCGCGCCTCATCAGCACCCATCGGCTTGTCCTGCTTCATCAGGTCCATGATGGCCTTCTCATCCTTGCCCGTCAGTTCGGCGTAGATAGCGGCCATCTTCTTGTTGGCACGCTTCAGCCCCTCGGCATCCCCGCCGCTGGCATTGTGTACCAGGTACTCGGCATTGGGGGACAGGCGCGAACGCTTGCGACCGGCTGCGGCCATGATGACCGTGGCAGCGGATGCTACCATGCCGTACCCGTCCACGGATACCTTCAGACCTTTGGTGCGGACCTGATCGTAGAACGCGAACGCATCGGAGACAAAGCCTCCCATGCTATCCATCTCGATATGGACTTGGTTGCCACCTTGGGAGTAGTACTCCACGGCATCGGCAAGCTGCATCCCGGAGAAGTCCATGCCGACAATGCCGGTGACCTTCAGGACGGGATATTCCCCTCCTTCTATGGCCTTGACGAACTTATCGGATATTGAAAGGACTTTCTCCACAGCCCAAAGGTTTGGGCGGGATCATGGCGATAGTTGCAAGTTCCGTTTGCGGGCTACTGCCCCAGCACGATGTTCGATACCGCTTGGCGCGATAGCCCGAACTCATCGGCGATGTCCTCCTGAATGCCGTGGACGCTCTTGGCTTCCTTGGCGAACCGCTCCTCGAACTCCTTGCGTACGGCATACTGCCGACACACGGTATCCGATACGCCACTACGCCCCAGCACATCACGCACCGCAGCAACACCTTCTTCCCCGTAGCGTTCGGCGATACGTTGCTCGGTTTCCTTGCGTGCGTCTCTCATAGGCTGGCTCGTTCGGTGATGCGGGCGACCGTGCCTTGTACGGCATTGATTTCGGACACCCGCACAAAGATAGGCGCCTGCTGGAATGCGTTGCGAATACCGCTCAGGCTATCGGGTGATGGACGTGGAGCGGTGGGCGAATTGACCAATGCGGTCCCGCGTGTCACTACTCCACCGGCTGCGAACCCTGGCACCCGTGCGGCGCGGAACACGTCGAACCCTGCGGCCATGTTTGCGCGGCGTTGCTGCTCACGGGTCATCACCACCTCCCCCGGTGCTGCACTGATAAGCACGCTGTCACCGGGGTTCTGCGTGTAGCGCGGGCCGTCCGTCTGCTTGACCTTGCCGCCTTGCGCAAAGCCTTGGATGAACTGTGCAAGGATCTGGGCGATGTTGACAGCAGAACTTACCTTGACCGCTGCTATCTGTGCTGCCCCTGTCGACTGTGCAATGGGGAATGCCGGGTTGGGAATGCCGGGAGGAAGCACAGCAGGCACCATTGCCATGTTCGCTGTAATGGTAGCGATTGCCCTTGATGCGCTCGTAACTACCGCTGCAACCGATGCGGCCTTTTCAAGCATCAGCATCGTCTTTGCGAACTCGCTCCCCTCCTCGGCAGCACCGGCAAGGGCGTTTGCGAATCCAGCAAGGGCGTTCGCCTTGGCTTGCTGCAACTCCTGAAAGGCTAACTCTTCCTGTGCCATTGCCTCCAGCCTCTGCGGAAGCGTGGCAATGAACGGATCTTCATCGATAGGTTCAGCGGCTTGACCTACTTCCTGAAGGCCGCCCGTTGTGTCTACCGCCAACGGGTTCTCACGGGCATCAGCATTGATGGCGTTCTGCGTGTCCAGTAGACCCTTCTGCGCATCTGTTAGTTCCTTCGTGGCTTCGGTAGCCTTGACCTTGGCGTCAGTGTTTTTATCCGTTGCAATGGTCGCATCACCCGTGGCTTTAGCTTCCTTCTGCGTCTCCGCTACCTGTGCTTTCTGCTGCGCCTCCGCCTGACGACGAACAAGGCCAAGCTGCACCTGTGTAGCGGCGTACTTCACCGTCCCCTTCTCCGTGTTCTTCAACACGTCCGTCAGCTTGGCCTCCAGCGCCAGAGTCTTTTCCAAGGTATCCGCACGGTCCAGCGATACGCGAATGATGTCCCGGTACCTCGATACGATCTTGTCGGTGTTCTCGCTCTTCGCCAAGCGGTCGGAAGCGTCCAACAGCAGGTTGATCCTTTCACGGAATGCGTCGATGCTTGCTTCATTGCGCAATGCTGACCCACCGCCTGTTCCTACGCCACGCCCCAGTAGGTCGTTGCTTTCGGTCAGGAGCAACAGCAGCCCGTTTGCCGCGTCAATAACGATTTTGAACGACTTGGCAAGTGCTCCATTCCCATCCTCGATACCAAGGATGAAACTCTGATACGATGCGTTGAGTTTGTCCAGCTTCCCGCTCAGGTTGTTGGTCTGCTCTTCGGCCACCTTGGATGCAAAGCCAGACTGGTTCACCTTGTCAGTGTAGTCCTGTATGCCCTGCGCCCCTTGGGTGTACAGCACGTTAGCAGCACGCACCGCATCGCTGCCGAATATCTGAGCAAGGGCCGCGCTGCGTTGCTCGTTGGTCAGACCTTGCAACTGCGTCTGCAACTGCCCGGCCAGCTTGTCCAGCCCGATGAAGTTCCCCTCGAGGTCGAACGCGCTGATGCCAAGGCGCTCCATTTCGTCGGCGCTCTCTTTGCTTGGGTTCTGCAACCGCAGCAGCATGGTCCTGAATGACGTACCAGCATCGCTACCCACAAGGCCTGCGGCGGCAAAGGCCGTCAACGCACCAACCGTCTCTTCAATGCTGATGCCCGCCTGCGATGCCACAAGGCCCGACTGATTCAGCGCCTGCGCGAAGTCGGACACCTCGCCCGTGGCGGATGCGGCACCCGCTGCCAGCAGGTCGGCAATATGTTCCACGTCCCCGCCAGACAACCCGAACTGCACCATTGCCTTCGATGCCGTCTCCGCAGCCGTGGCCACGTCAAGCTGACCAGCAGCGGCAAGGGTCAAGGCACCCGGCAGCGCACCCCCAAGGATGTCCGCCGCGCTCACACCGGCCTTGGCCAGCGCCTCAACAGCGGTAAGGCTCTCCGTTGCCGTGAACCCGAAGTTGATGCCCGCTGTCTTTGCGGACTCTGCGATGGCGTCGATGTTAGCGGCATACTCACCACCAAGTGCGCGGATAGAACTGAGCGCCTTGTCGAACTCCAACACGGTGTTCACCGCATCGCCAATGACAGCTCCCACAGCCTGCGCAGCGGCCACGATACCGACGAACCCCAGCGCGTACTGCTTCAAGTCCGTGACGCCTTTGGTGAACGCTCCGCTGGCCTTGCCAACTTCGGTGTTCACAGATTGCACCCCGGCTTTGAACTGCTCCGCCGTGATCTTGCCCGTCTGGAAGTCCTTGTTCAGTTCATCCAACTTGGCATCCATGGCGGTCATCTTCGCCGTGGTCTGCCCAAGTTCCGACTGCAACTTTTCCTGCTGCGCGGTGTACTGCTGCTGTGTGATGGTGCCAGCCTTGAACGAGGCGTTCAGGTCGGCAATCTCTTTCGTCAGGGTATCGCTACGGGCTGCAAGCTGCCCAAGGACGCCGCTCTGCTTGATGGCCTCCAAGGTGGCATCGGCCATCTTATCACGGAACCGCATCCCCGCCGCCGTCAGTCCGCTCGTCTCGTTGGACAGTTCTCGGATATTACCGGATAGGTTCTTGGCCGTGCTGCGTAGTTCGCCAAGCCTGCGCTCTTGCTCTGCCGTAGCGCCATCGTTCAGGCGAACCTCTTTGTTGAGCGCGGTCGTTTCCTTCCGCACGGCCACAAGTTCAGCCTCCCACTTGCCAAGCTGCCGAATCGCGTCCTGGTTCTCCAGTTGCACCTTTATGATAGTCTCCCTCGTTGCCATGGCTTATGCTTGTAAGAGTGTGCAGCGCGTGAACGCATCGGTGCCAAACTGCTTCTGGTCCACGTTGATGATGTAGTACCACCCGCCGCCGAACCCATCATCCACGTACACAGGACGCGTGAAGTCGAAGCCGAGTAGCTCGTCATCATCCAAGCGCAGGTCGATATCCAGCGTGTAGGACGTACCGAGCTGCGCGATGCGCTCCCGGTAGTGTTGCTCGACAAGGCCCGGCGATGCCTGCCCGTAGATGGTCTCGCGTCCGAACGCCAGCCCGTAGCGCGTCTCGCCGGGGTAGATGAAGTAGCACTTGGGTACCACCGTCTGCGCGTCCCCGTTGTGTACCCATGACCCCGTGACGGTGCCATCAGCCAGCAGGATGCGCGGCTCGTAGTCGTAGAAGTCCTCGCCCACCTCGCCTTGCTCTTCGCGCAAGATGGGAACCCACAAGCCGCCGAGCACAGTACCCATCGCGGTCGCTGCGAAATCCAACTCGATCTCCTCGGGGCGCTCGGTGCCGTTGGGAACGATGCGGTCAGCGTTACCGTATCCCGGCTCCGGCGTGCTGCTCACGTAGGTCTGAAGGGTGCGGTCCTTGGTATCGGGCGAGTACCTGAAGTTGAATGTGGACGGGGCAAGCGGTGTGACCTTCACCGGATACACTTGGTCCTCCCTGCCCCTGAAGTCGATGCCGTTGGTGGTGGGCTGCAACGTGTCATCCCAATGGGCTACCGTGACGCGATTGGTGCTGTCATCGGTGCGCCATGTCAGGCACATCATACCAGTGAGGTTCTTCACAAGATCGGCAACGGTCCAGTCGGGATTCAGCGATGCTATCACCAAAGGTTCACCGATGGTGTACGGGATGGTCTGCACCAGTTCATCCGGTGGCAGCGGGTCGTAGTTGACCGATGCGTTCGCCAGGGGGACGGATAGCGCGATGGGGTTGCCGTCCGTGCTGCGGATGCCGATGAACAGGGTGCGGCCCACAGGCACCACCCGCTGCCCGAACGCCCATGTGATGCGCTTGGCACCGTCCGGGTTGTCGAGGGGTACGTTCACCCCATCAAGTTCACCAGCCACGGTATCCCACAGCACCACCCGGACGGTCCTGCCGAGGTCGCTGAAGGGGTCGTAGGAAATCCCGAACCGGCACAGCGATACCCGAAGGATCTGGTCGGGCGACACCGGCATGACGTAGGTAGCGCCAAGGCCGGGGAAGTTCCCGTTGGGGTCCGATATGACCACCCCGAACGGCACGGGCGTTGGCGTGGTGTTGAGGTCGTTGGCGGTGTAACTCTGCGGTATCAACGTGCCTGCGATGGACGCATCGCCAGAGGTGGCAAAGCACCCCACGGAGCGGATGTTGTCCTTGACGTTGGGCATGACCAGCTTGCGCCATACGTTCTGAAGGCGTCCAGCCGGCGAAAGGGTGTATCCCATCTCGATGAAGGCACGCTCCAGCACGCGCCAAGCGCGGATGCCGGGGCGTACCTTGATGGCCGGGACGCTGTAACTGCTCGGCTCCCCTTCAAGGCTCCCGTAGTCGATCAGCGGGAAGTACACGGGGTCGTTGTCATCGGTCCACGTCTGCCGTTGGTAGGTGTCCGTCACCGGCTCACTGTTACCCATCGCCAGCGTCCGCAGCCGCTTGTCCTTGGCCTGCGCTATCCATCCACCGTTGCCCGCTACGCTCTCGCACCGGATCACATCATCGGCCCGTTGCATGACGGCGATGCGGCCCTTCCAGTATCCTGGTCCCACCTCCAGCACATGCTCACGCCGTGCGGGGCGCTCGGCCATGTTGCGTGAACCCATGACACCCTCCGCCTCTTGCGTAGCTGCGATCTCG